CCGGCGGGCCGATCTACTGGGGCACTGACTTCAACGTCAGCATCATGGCCGGCGTTCTCGGTAGCAGAGTCGGCGACACGCTTCATATCTGGGACGAGCTAGCCGTGAAGCAGTCGAACACCGACGAGGTGTGCGCGATGCTTCGCGCTCGGTTCCCTGATCGTCAGGTCATCGCCTACCCAGACCCGACGGGCTCAGCTCGTAAGACGTCCTCAGCCGGGCGTACCGATCACGACATCATTCGCCGCTTCGGCTTTAGCTGTATCAGCCCGAAGGCTCCCTGGGCCGTTAAAGACAAGATCAACGCTACGAACTGGATGATCAGAACGGCGAAAGGCAGCCAGCGTCTATTCGTACATCCCCGCTGCAAGCACACAATCAAGGCTCTAAAAAACGTGACCTACAAGCAAGGCGCGGAAGACTATGTAATCGATAAGTCGGCAAACATCGAGCACTGGACTGACGGCCTCGGTTACTTAATCCTCGGCGCGTTTAATCCTCTGCACGAACGAGCTGGCCGTGGTACTGGAATCAGGCTTTACTAAACTGCAAGCATTGGGCGGGTTTTAGCTGTGTACTCAGGCTTTTCTGGTCGCCAACGTGTTGGCAACGTCACGACAGTGGAAAGCCCGAACACGGCTTACATCAACATGGAGCCGCATTGGTTGCTGATCGAAGCACTTTTGCAAGGCACTTATGGAATCAGAAAAGGGCACAGAAAATATCTACCGCAAGAACCTAGAGAACTTGATGAGGCTTATGACAATAGGCTGATGCGTTCAACGCTTGCGCCTTTTTACAGCAGGCTTGAGCGGATGCTCGCGGGCATGTTGACCCGTAAGCCTGTGCGGCTTGAAGACGTTAGTGATGTTGTTACTGAGCAGCTTTTTGATGTTGACCTGCAGGGCAACGACCTAAACGTTTGGACTTACGAAACGGCCCGTAAATGCATCCGCTACGGTCACGTCGGTGTTTTAGTTGATGCCCCAAGAGCTGGCGATAACGGCCGCCCATATTGGACGCAATACACGCCACGGGACATCTTGGGATGGCGCTCTGAGGTGAAGGACGGCAGGCAACAGCTTACCCAGCTGCGGCTGATGGAAACCATCACCGTGCCTGACGGTCTCTACGGAGAAAAGCAGGTGCAGCAGGTTCGGGTATTAACACCTGGCGCTTTCGAGATTCATCAGAAGGACAAGAAAGGCGATTTTGTTCTGGTCGATGAAGGGACCACAAGCCTTAGCGAGATCCCGTTCGCTGTTGCTTATTCAAACCGAGTGGGTGTCCTTGAATCGCGCCCACCATTGGCGGACATCGCAGAGCTGAACCTCAAGGCGTACCAAGTACAAAGCGATCTCGACAATCAGCTGCACATCAGCGCCGTGCCGATGCTGGCAATCTTTGGATTTCCGCAGTCAGCTGAAGAAATCAGCGCAGGCCCTGGTGAAGCAATGGCGCTGCCTGAAGGTGCCTCTGCTCAATACATCGAGCCGTCCGGCAATAGCTACAGCGCACAGTTCCAGCGACTGGAGCAGATCGCCAATCAGATCAACGACTTGGGTCTTGCTGCTGTCTTGGGTCAGAAGCTCAGCGCAGAAACTGCAGAGGCCAAGCGGATCGATCGCAGCCAGGGCGACAGCACCATGATGGTGATTGCTCAGCAGATGCAAGACCTGATCGACAACTGCCTTGACTTTCATGCTCAGTACATGCAGCAGCCTCAAGCTGGCAGCAGCTTTGTTAATCGCGACTTCTTAGGCGACCGCCTTGAACCGCAGGAGATTCAAGCATTGTTGCAGCTCTACAGCGCAGGAACGATCACGCAGGAAACGCTGCTCAGGCAGCTTTCGGTGGGTGAAGTTCTGGGCGATGACTTTGATGTTGAGCAAGAGCTGGATGCAACGCAATCTGGCGGGCTGATGGAAGCACCGCAACCCGAGCCCGAACCTGAGCCAGAAGTTGAATCCACAATGCCAGAAGCAGAACAGAAGAAAGAGAATGGGGTGGATGAGCAAGCTTCGTAAGCCAAATCCAAACCGTAAGCAGCTCCTGTACTTTGCGCAGGACGAGTTAAAAGAAAATTACTTCGCGGTTGTGCGGATCACTTGGTTTGCTTCCGGTCAGATATGCGCAGTAAATGAAGCTGTTGTGTATCAAGACGACTTAACAGCGATCGCCGAGTTCTCCGGGATCGTTGGCGAGGCTCTACGCGGCGGCGCGGATGTTTCGGTTGTTTGTATTGCCAGCTCTGAAGATGTTGGGTTGGAGCCGTCATGAGCGAGCCTGAAGCGTTTTACCGGCAGGCGATTGACCTGAACCGATATAGCAATCACGTCGCGCTCAACATCATGCGGGCGTACAACGACATCGTGATTGATGCGTTGCAGAAGCTTGATGATGTGGGCTCGCTGAATCCGAGGGAAGCCGCCAGGCTCAACGCTTTGTTGGCTCAGGTGCGCGAAAGCCTTGATACATGGGCAGGCGACAGCTCTGTTTATGCGGTGCAGGAGTTAAACGGTCTTGCACGCTTACAGGCCGATTTCATATCGGGACAGATCAAGGATGTAGTGAAGTCAAACCTGGCTGATGCTGTTCGCAGCGTTGAAATAACCCCAGATTTTGCGCGGTCAGTCGTGCTGGCTGATCCGACAGACATCAGTGCGGCTGTATTACAGCCAAGCCTCGAACAGCAGGTGAGAGGCCAGTTTCCTGGCCTTGTCACGTTGGACGCTGGCAAAGGCGCTGCTCTCGTACTGCCAAACGGCAAAACGCTTGGCACGTCGTTTAGACAGCTCGCAGAAGCTTCTGCCGATAAGTTCCGCGTCATCGTTCAAAACGGGATGCTGACGGGCGAAAACATGCGGGACATGGTTAAAAGGTTGCGCGGAGAGCTACGGCTTGCGGATGCGGCGGGCATCAGCCAAACGATTGCCAAGGGTGGCGAGTTGACAACGCTGACTGACTCACAGATCAGGGCATTGATCCGCACCTCCGTCACGCAAATGACCAACACCGTCAATCAGCAAATGTATATCGCCAACCAAGACGTGATTGATTCATACCGTTACCGAGCTGTATTGGATTTGCAGACCACGCCGATCTGTCAATCGCTGGATGGCAAGGTGTTCAAGTTCGGCAAGGGGCCGCAACCACCGCAGCATTTTGGATGTCGTTCAACCATCGTGTTCATCACAAAGACTGAAGCCGAGGGTGACTTCAGGGAGCGAACGCAGCGTGCTGCACTTGGCGGTCTTGTTCCTTCTGACATGACCTACCCGCAATGGATTGCCAAGCAATCTGCGGCTGATCAAGAGAAGGCACTTGGCGGCAAAGGCAAGGCGCGGCTGTTTCGCAGCCTGCTGAAAGAAGAGTCGCCACAGAAAGCATTGGCCAAGTTCGTCAGCAAGGACGGGTCAGAACTAACTTTGAAGCAGCTGCAAGCAAAATACGGTGCCCCTGAAACGCGGTAGCAGCAGGCAGGTCATTTCAGAAAACATCCGCAGGCTGATGCGTGAAGGCAAAAGCCGCACGCAGGCTGCAGCGATTGCGTTTAAAGAAGCTAGGAAACGGCGCAAGCGTTAATCTTTTGTTGTACCTACCTGTTGGTTCAATGGCGCTTCACAGCAAGTACCAGTTTAAAGAGCAAAAAGAAGAGGCTGCACCGTCTTGTCCACCGCGTAAGCCTGCTGCGAAAGGCAAAGCTGCTAAAACAGAGGCATCTAAAAGAGACGCCTGATGCCTCGTTACACCGGACCCAAGAAGCCTCAGTCGGCTATGGGCAAGAAAAAAACCAAAAAAAAGAAGAAGTAATGGCACGCAAGCAGCGGCGAGTTCCGAAGGACAAGGCCACCGGCCTGCCTAAGAAGTACCTGTCTGGTGCCAAGAACCGTGCCGCCAAAGCCCGTGAGATCAAACGAACTGCCGAGGCTTACAAGGCTGGGGAGTTCATCGACATTAAAGCCGTTTCAGCATCGAGGGCTAAGCAAGGTGGCACCAAAAAGAAAACCACTAACCGCCGAAACAAAAAAGGCTCTAAAGGAAAAGGCTGAGAAGTCCCGTTTCTTTTACGGTGAGTTGGCGGAGGTCTACCGCAAGGGCCAGGGTGCTTATCTCGCGAGCGGATCACGCAATGTGCCGATGGCGGCTTGGGCCATGGGCCGAGTGAATGCCTACATGAAAGGTGGCAAGGCGCGGACGGCTGATGCTGCGATCTATGCCCGTTACAACAAAAAGCGATGAAGCTGACAACCCGCCAAAAGAACGCTTTGAAGCGGCACCAAGAGGCGCACGGGCACACCAAGGCGCACATAGACTTTATGAAGCGCAAGATGCGTGAGGGCATGAGCTTTTCTCAGGCGCACCGCTTGGCAATGACCAAGAAAGGCAAATGAGCATTCAGAGGGGCGGCCATACATTTGCGGGCTTTGATAGGCCGATCCGCACTCCTGACCACCCCAGCGGCAAATCACACGCCGTTGTGATAAATGATGGCGGCAATCCACGCCTAATTAGGTTTGGTCAGCAAGGAGCGAAAACTAAACGTCCGCGTAAAGGTGAAAGCGCTGCAGACAGGGCCAAGCGGGCTTCATTTAAGAAGCGCCATGCGAAAAACATTGCCAAGGGAAAGACATCTGCCGCATACTGGGCGAATCGGGTGAAGTGGTCTTAAGCCAGTTACAGTGAGCGTGAAATTAACCTTACAGGTTATCAATGTCTGAAGAGCAGAATCAGGAGATTACGTCTCCCGCAGCTCCAAACAATGCCGAGCTGGATGCACT